TTATTCGATTACGCCAATATCTTTTGCGATGCCAGCAAAACTTTTATTACCTTTTAGTACTAACGTAATATAAATTTCAGCATCTTGTTCATTTTCGAAGAAGATGCTTTCTATATAATTTTCTCCGGCTTGATCTAGTTCGAGCCATTTAGATTCTAAAGCGTCTACATTATCTTTTGTAACCATATCGTCGAATGGCACTTCTTCAGTTCTATTGATTTGAACTTCATAATACATCTTGCCATTGTCATGCTCAACTTTATTCAACAAAACATATTCAACGTTGAAACGACCGTTATTGTCGTTTTCGATGTCAGTAAAATACTGACCGAGACTATCAATTAATGTAATATTATTTTCATTTTCTAATTCTACTACCTTATTTTTTGATTTTTCCATTACTTCCAACCCCTTTTGGTAATTGTATAATTTTTTAGCAGTGTCTAGTGTTAGATCGTCGATTTTATTTTTGCCGTTTCTTAATCTTCCAATCTTCGCTCTGCTTACTCCAGTTTCTTTTTCGATTTTGTAACTTGTGATTGATTCATTTTTAATTAGATATTGAATGCTTTCGTAAACTTTTCGGAAACTATCCATAATTATGAAATGAGGCGAAATCCCCTATATAATGAATAATAAAATTGCTAGTATTAGAATGCCAATTGTCAAAGCGAATGAAATTTTTTGTTTCGTTTCTCTTTTCATTTTAACCACTCCTTTATATAATGAGAGGTAAGGAGCCCCATTCGGGGTCTTACCTTAGAACACCTTGTAGATGAATGTTAAGAGTAACACGATAAAAGTTGCAATCTTTAATTTGTACTCAACATCTTCTCGGTGTTCTTTTTTTATTCGTTGTTTTCGCCTCATTTCCCTCACCTCCTATATATATTATAACAAATACGTATACGTTCGTCTACTATTTTCACTAACTTTTTCTATTTTTCGCATAAAAAAATACCACACCGGTTAGGGTGTGGTTAAAAGAACAAGTTTATTACAATACTAATCAAACTTATAATTGCTGGAATCGATACACCAATCCAAAAGCGTTTTGATGTGACTTTTTCTAAGTTTATTTCTTCTTTCAAACTTTTTACGGCGTTATCAATTTTCAACTCTACATTATCGAATCTTGTGTCCATGTGCTTTTGATGCTGTTCAAATTCAGGGCGTGTAATATAATCTAATGACATTGTATCCACCTCCGAAATAAGAGTATTCCCAACACTTCTGATATTATAAGAATTGTAATATCTCGGTAAAGAGTTTATCTCTTTTTTATCTGTAAATTTGGGGTGATTATTGATTGGATAGGTATTAATTCGACTCATCTTTAATCACTTCGTCAAATTCGTTTTGAAGAGTATCAATATCTTTTATCGGTCCGTGAATCTCCTCATATTGATTGATTGCTTCATCAAGTGCATTCCTTAACTGTTTTGCCAAACTAGGATTCATCATTATATTCCTATTTTCAACAAAACCGTTAGGCGTGTGCTGTGTGAAGTTAATCATAAAATCTGTGATACTTGTTCTCATTTCCAAAGAATTGGTGTAAAAAATATACGGATCTATTTCTGTAGCTTGACTTAGATTTCTATCATATTCTATGCCTTTGTATGATATACCCATTCTAAATCCCCCTTTCACTACTTATTTTACAAATATATTAATAAGATTTAAAGTCCAAACATAAATACGAACACAAAAACCACCACCCTCAACTAGTATAGGTGGCGGTAAATAAAGCCGGATTGGTTACCGGTAATCTATATGTATATTATAACATAAAAAAAGAGGGTAGCCGTATAAGCTACCCTCTAATCATGTCGTGGATATACATAGTATATCATATTTTATTTTTGTTATCAGAATACTTCTTTAACAATCAGTCTTTCATGCCAGATCCATTCGTTATGATTATTCCAATAGATGCGACACCAACCATTAATGATTTCAAAAACATAAATTAAAGTACCTGGTACATATTCGGCTTGTCCGACGTCAAAACGATAATTTGCACGGCTATCACCATACCGTGTTGCCGATGTAGCACCTAAACCGTCAACTTTTGCATTAAAATAAGCACCTTTTGACCATTTGAGGTTATACGGCGCTCTACTTCCACTGATAATCTTACTAGCTGAATTGCCTGCCGCTTTATGTGATGGTGGACTGATTTTATTAGCGATTTTAGAAGTGGTATTCTCGCTTTTGTAATGAGGACGGATAAAATGCGTACATCCATAGTAATTGTCCCATCTCAATGATGCGGGCGTGTTTGCATTGCCATCGAAATTTTGCTCTAAAATTAAGAACTGGTTTGTGTTACCACTGTTGTATACGATGCCAATGTGACCGTATTGCTTATAAATACCGTTTCTAAACACCGCCACATCGCCTACTTGTGGGACGAATGAAGGTGTATTTTCATAGATTGTAGCCATATTTTTAAAGTCGTTGTTAATCGCATCTTTAGCATTACCCCACATTCTGATGTCGAGCAACCAGTAAATGTAGTCAACAGCTAAGTCCATGCACTGGTATGCCCAGTAACCATCAAAATCAATATATCTTCCCACGTACCATCGTAAACGACTTCTTGCTTCGCTATATGTTTTCATGTCTTTCACCTCTCAATATTTTTGTCTCGGTTCTTCATAATTAAGTGCTTGATGACTATCGCTAACTCCTTGTGTTGTCGGGTCTTGAATAACACCCATTAAGACTAGAATCCCTAAAACACTGTTTAACGTATCTGTCAGTTGTTCTGTATAAACTTGAATGTCGTATCCAAAAACTTTAGCGATACTTTGTGCAAATAAAAAGATGGCTGATAATATCGCCACCCAAAATGTTTTTTGCTTTATTCTGATTTTCCAGTTAATCATTTAAAATTCCTCCATAATTTTATTTTTTGTATTGATCATAAATAAAGTATTCACCTTTTAGTCCAATCTCTTTGTACATCGCACTAATCATTTTCGCCGGAACTTTAGCCCAACTAATATCGGTCGCATACTGATGTGTGCCTGGTTTTTTGGGATTCCAACGCATACGATACAAAGTATTTTGACCTACATCGAAATACCCTTTCCCAACAAATTCGGCACCACCAATAATCGCTTTAGCAGGTGATGTCCAGCCATGACTGCGTGCGAATTCCATTGCGTTATTTGGATTGTTGTCAAAAGCACCTATGCCGAAATAGTTATATACACCGGTTCTACCACTCGCAAAGAATGATGTACCATTAGCACTTTCTAAAAATGCGTGTGCAATCAGATAGATTTCATTAACGCCGTACTTTTTACAACCATCAGCAAACGCTTGACCTTGATTCTGTAAAGTCCCTTTACCTACAAGCAACTTGTTTAACTTATCAACTGAAATTCCTTGATATTGATTCAGCTTCAAAAACTGATAAACTTGTACGTTGTTGTTAAAGATTTTGTTAGTGTCCATCGCTTCCCTAGCTTGATTTAAACTAGCTGTATACCAAGTTACACCATTTGAAGTTTGGGGCTTCGGATTAAGTCTAAATTGAATATCTAAAGCTTGTTTTAAGCTGTAATTGCTAATGATTCTATCAATTTTACTGTCTTGCTTGTCCTTAATGTTATTGCTAGGTTTTAACTCACTAGGCACAAATTTTGTATTTTCTTTAACAACTGTTCTAATCCTTATTTTTTCTACGACGTCTTTTGGTTTATTGTTCAATAACTTATCTTTGTCGTTAAATAGCTTAATCAGCTCGTTGACAGCCTTTTGATAGTCTTTAGAAGTAAAACCACTAGACTTCAAAGAATCTTTACCAGTGTGCAATTTGAACGTTCTCCAAGAGCTTTTATCGATAACAATAGAGCTTGTGTTCATCTTTTTACCGTTAGCCTCTAATAATAGCTTAGCTAACGATAAGCATTCGATTTCGTTCATCTTAAAATTATCACTCACTGCAGTTCTCGCTTCTGTAATGGATAAAACTATTGCATTGTTATAACCTTGTACGCTTTCCTCAATAGGTCTACACGCCCACACATTTAATCTATCGACGAAAAAGTGAGGAATTTCATCTTCGTTTAAATCTTCTCGATACTTGTAAATGTCATTTGTAGACAATGCTGTGTTTGCGTTTTTGATAACAATTTTATTAGGTTTATTATTGTGGTTATCTGATTTGGTGATGTAGTGTACAAAGCGATTTGCTTTTACTAGCTCTATACGCGCAGTAGTAAACAAGATTTTTGTCACTACTTTATATATTGGTTTGTTTGATTCGGGTTTCTTTGTCGGCTCAGGGTCTTTCGGTATAGGCTTATTTTCTGGTGGTATAGGTGTAAGCTTAGGTTCCGATTTGTATGCAGGTCTAACAAAATGAGTTACACCAAAATAACTATGCTTTATCTTTGCTGCAGGACTACCGACGTATGAGTTAGCGTTATTCCAGTTCTGATCTACACTATAAAAATAGTCTTTGGTTGATGGGCCGACAACAATACCCGTGTGACCCCATGTGTTCCAGTTGTAGTTACCACCTGTCCAAATTGCCATATCGCCCGGCTTAGGGACAAAGTTAGTAGTGTTTTTATATATCTTGAACCCTGCAGGATAGCGATACCATGCCATATCTCTTGCGTTGCCTGGTGTCTTAAAACCCCAATACCTATTAAAAATGTAATTTGGTAAATCCCAACACTGACGACCATAATAACCATCTACATCTACACCACTGCCGATTAAATTGATTGCCCAGTCAACCACCTGTTTTGCCGTTGGTTTACCCGTTTTAGGCAGTGCCATGACATCACTTCACTTTCGAAAAAATAAGTCGACACGTAAAGTGCCGACTCACAAAAATTATTTACATTTGCGTCCATATAAGTAACATGCTAGCCAATTAGCCCAACTCATATAAACACCTCCTTAAGGAATTAACGCATTGATAGACGCTGTAATAACAACAATCATAACGATTGTTACCAACGCCCAAATAGCACCAACGAGCCACTTATTCAAAGCTAGCGTCTTACCTTCGTTGTTTTGAGCAACTTCGACTTGCGTTTGATAGCGCTCTTCAATACGATTCAAAATTTTAGTTTGTTCAAAGTTTTCATTAACAACTTTTTCTTGTTTGTCTTTGAGTTCTTTGTGTGATTCTTGTAATTCTTGATGACCATTCCTGTATTCCTTTCGCAGACTAACAACATGTGAGGCCGCTTCGTTTGCTGTCTGCTCTATACTATCAACACGTTCAGTTAAATCAGCAATTTCTTGTTTAATTTTCTTTATCTCATCCAAACAAACACCGCCTTAATAGATTTCGAGCATTATTAATAAATGCCGTAGATAGCAGAAATATATGCGTCTGAATCGACCGCTTGAGCATCACCCGTTGCTTTTAAAGTCTTTTGTAAAACGATATGTGTATCGTCTTTGATTTGAATGACAACTTCATCAAGGTGGCCGTTTTTATAACCGTCGCCGGAACTTTGCATACCGATATGATTCATATAAATAGTGCTGCCGTTATTTGGAATGTTAACCCATTCAACTGCATGTCTATTAGTTGTGTAGCCTACTTCAATGATTAGTTTTCCAAAATCATGACAATTACCGTTCAATGTTGCGGTTTGTCCTTTAGTCAGCTTACCTGACCATAACTTAACCGGTACAGACGATACCCAACGCCCATGCAATTTGCCTTTATATTTTTCGATAGAATAGCCTGCACCGAGCATAGTCATCATACCGTTATCCGCGTCTTTCATAACCGCTTCAATGTACCCGTTCGCATTGTTAGAATTACGTGTCGGTATGTTTTGAGTTGTACTATTAAAGTAGTACACACCCGATTTTGTAATATTAGCAACATCATCAAGCACACCCGTTTTAACTCCAGTCACTTCATCTTTAATACGCTCTAATTCTTCAGTAGTTTCTCGTTTTAAAGTATCGATTTTTGAACTAATTGCATCAACATTATTATTAACAGTATTGAGCGCCTCGTTAAATTCACCTTTTGTCAGTAATTCACGCTCATTCGCGATGGATTGAATCAAATCCAGTTGCTGTTTTAACGCTTTTGCTAAAGTTGCGTTCGCTTCAACTTGAGCTTCTGTACCTGCTGCTTTTGTTTTCAATTCTTCTAAATACGTATTGATTTTTTCCTCTAATTCAGCAATTTTTTGCTGATACTCTGTAAAATATGATTCGGAATTGATACCAAATTCAACCATATTTTTTAGTACGTTAATTTTAACTTCTAGCGTCGAATCCGTTTGTTCTCCACGTTTCAGTTTAAAAAAGGCTTGTCTATATTCGCCTTCCGCTGTGCTTGCTTGATGTGGGAATGTGTATCGAAATACACCATTGACAGGATCTAATACGATAGCACCGCGTGTGTCGATAATTTTTTCGCCATCTGGTTTAACGCCTTCGAAAACAGGTGTAAGACCATGAAGATTGTAAGGTGTACCATTCGACCACACTGTGATTGTTACAGTTTTAAGTCCGCCGTCACCAACACGCGTGACTAGGTATTGTTGCTTTTCTTGTGAGGTACCTTGCTTAGTAATATCGTAAAATAAGTCTTGATTTGCCATTATTTAACCTTCTTTCTTATCCGTAAAAATAGTAGTAATTTTTTAACAGTTCATGTGTAATTACTTCGTGTCCGAGCTCGTTCGGATGCAATCCATCAACCATGTTTTTAACTCTGAAAGCAGGATTATATGGATCTAATAAGTCTGTGTGGTATGCATCAAAAACCGGTACATTAAGTTCTGAACACGCAAGCACTTGCGCATTTACATACGCTTCTAAATCAAGCCCTAGACTATTCTTATCGGTGTCTTTACGTCTAATTGTCGTGCCATTAACCGGCAATTGACGCGTTGCAGTCATCACAAGAATCTTAGCTTTAGGATTGTTAGATTTAATCAATTCAACTGTTTTACAAAACGCACCGTAAAACGTTTTTTCATTTGTTTTACTTGTTCCAATTTGAACACCTGACGAGCCGTTGTATAACCAATCGTCATCAGTACCTTGAATGATAACTAAATCCTTATTTCTGATTTTTGAAGCTTGTTCATAAATGGAATTAGCCTTGACTGTTGACATAGTCGCACCGCTTACCGCTTCATTCTGTACAGTAGCACCTAACTTTTCAGACAGGTATTTACCAAAGTTTTTATTTGATTTACTACCTTTTGCGACAGAATCACCAATAATCCCAATTTTTTTAACACTTTTGATTGTCTTTGACTTTTTAACAAAATCAGCAAAGATTGTACCGTTTTCAGTCACGATAAATCTATCATCATTAGCAGTCTTTTGAGATTGACTTTTAATTTGATTTAAATCTGCATCTAATCGTGATTTGAGTGATGTATGTCGCTCCCCTTTTAAATCACTTAAACTCTTTTCATAATCCTCTGTAATAGCAAGAGGTGACATTTCAGGTAAAACAATCGCTCTGATTTCTTTTTGCAGTTGATCATATCGTTTAGTAAAAAGCGTATCAATTAAACTGTCTAAATACTTATTACTTGTTTTACTTTTGATGTCGAGTAACTCAGTCAGTAACTTATCAATTTCTTTAAAATTACTTTCGACATCTTTTTTGAAATCACGAAACACGTTTGATAACTTTAACTTCATTTCCAAACCTCCTAAAATTCTAAAATTTCATGTAAGCGTACTTTGTTTGCTTTGGTTGTCCTATTATGGTTGTCATTCGTACCATTAACGACATTATCTTTTACTATGACTGTTTTTGTACAAAATTCATTCGCGGAATTTGTAGGGATTAGATGCACAATTTTTGTTGTACTATGAGCCGACACGTGATACTTAGGTACATATTGATAATGGTAGTTATCATCTTCAGTGTCAGAACGCCATACCAACACAATGCCATTTTGGCATTCGCTCACTTTTTTACTTAAATTTACAGTTTGAGTTGCGTTTGGCCATTTGTTGATGTTTGCTGCAATAACTGAACTGGATGCAGTTGCATTTGATAACCCTTTATCGTAAGCGTTTGAATTTGTTTTCAACTCATCAAGGCGACGCTTATCTTCAGCGGACATTAAGCCCGCTTTTTGAGTAGTCGCATTTGTGAGTGTATCAGGGTTGAACTGGTTTAAGCTGTCCAGTTTAGTTTTGTCTTGCGCGGACATCAAACCATTTTTCGATGGCGTTGCAACATCAATTGCATCCGCATTAAAGTTTTCTAGTTTTTGTTTTTGCTCGTCAGTTAATAACTTTGATTTATCTAAACCGTCAACAACATCAATGTGCGATCTAGCATAAACCTCTTCGCCATCGTATGTTAACGTCCTTGCCTTAGTAATTTCAGCCATTTATTACTTCACTTCCTTATAAAAAATAGACCCAAGTCGACTTGAGCCTACACCATTCAAATTATCTAATTTTATTTTGTCATCTTTCGACATTAAACCTTTTTTTGTTGTCGTCGCAACCGGTATAACATCAACATTTACACCATCGCCATCCAATGCAGTGACAAACGTCTTTCCACCATCATTACTAATGACTATGCCTTTGTCAGGTGTAAAAACAGTATTCAACAACTTATTTACCGACTTTATACCTTTCGAATCAGCTCTTAACGCGTTACCCATATCAAGCACATTGTTAGCTGCTGACACAAACCCTTTTATCTTGTCTTTAGCTTCTCTAATGTCTGTAGAACTTCCACCGATGCTGTTAGCAAGACTGACGCTATTGCTGACTTTTGAATTATATCTATCACGCTTTTTATAGTCTCCAAGCGTGGCGTTTTGTTCAAAAATCTTATTGTTGATGTCTCGTTTAGTTTGTACCTCTACGATTCTAACAAAGTCAAAAACATCAATAATATCATCTTTAACAGGTACGAGGTCACCCACGACAGGAACCGCTTCAGCATATTCTTCTTGTAATGTGATAAAGTCTAATGTCAAAGATGTTTTTAATGAGTTATCAACAGTATTAATCATCTTGTTACGTAAAAACTCTTCATCTTTAATTCTGCCGTCAATAATTGCGGGCGCTTCATAAATACCTATATCATCGGCTAATGGATGTTGGTAGATAAGTTGCATTGATGCTTCTTGAAATTTCACATTATCATCAAAGTTGCCGTAACCACGAATGTAAGTATAAAACTCAGAAGAATCTTCTTCTAACTTAAAATTCAAAGCGTTAGTACCGTTTTCGATAAAATAGTCTGCTTTTTGAAAGACCTTTTTAGTTAAGATAAATGTTTTTGTCTTTGGAACATATTTAAATTCAAGATTATAGCGTTCTAGACCTTTTTGAAAGGTCTCAAGTACAGTGTCACCATCGCCCGCATTTTCAAATTTTAATGCTTTAACTTTAGCATCTAATTTGTATTTATATCCCGTCCCTTTAAAAACAGTTGAAAAGAAACGTTCAGCGGTAAAGCTACCAGTCAAATTGTCGTATATGCGTTTTGCTTTTAAATCGTCAATTTGTTTTTCTTTGCAATGCACAGTTACCCTTGTTGTTAATGAGTTTGATTCTTTAGAAACTAAAGCAACCGTATAGATTTTGTCATCATTTTGACCACCAACATTAGTGACTTGCCATTTTTTAGAAATCGTATTTACAATTTCTCTGTTATTTTCGTTTTCTGAAAAGCTAAATGTCAACTGACTTTCACCACTTATACGCTCTGTGAGTTCTGTTGGTACTTGCAGAAAATATGCTTCGCCTAATATATTACGTAATTTAATCATCTCTTTATCTACCTACTTACTATAAAATCGCATATCAAATTCGGCTTTTTTTACATTTTGGTTAAATCTAAATTCGTTAAAGCCAGGCAAAAATACCGGTAATGCAATATTAGATTCATTAACAACCGAGCGACCGTTTTTAGTGATTCTTAAACCGTCGTACTCTAAAACATCACCAGACTTAAACTCAACGCCACTCACACGCATTAAGTCACTTCCGGAAAGTGACCACTGAAAATCGTTTGTCGCTTTACCTATTGTTATTCTGACCTTTTTGTACATGTTAAATTGCTTGTTAGGGACTGTACCGTGATAGTAAACTTGACCCGCTTTAACATTATTAAAAATATACGTTTGTTTTGCAGTGTCATCAAAATCGATGTCATCATCAGACGCCCAAAAGCCATTGATTAGTTGCTTGTGCAAATCTAAACTTGTTTCAACTGATTCAGCAAACGGCAAATGTGTCGTAACAAATTCTAGTGATACATTACCGATGTTGTTTTTTTGTTCTGGTGTCAACACATTAGACAGTTTAACGAGATACCTTTTAGCGTTCACTTGAAGATTATCATCGTCAAAAATAGGTATACCATGATCATCTACTTGTTGATAATCAGTTGCCAAAGTGTTTTTAAATTTATAGTTTACTTTGTCGTGTCTACGCAATTCTTGAATATAAAACGGCTTTTCATCTTGTACTAGCTCATACAGCAAATTACGTTGTATTGCGTAATCTAGATTGTCATCAGCCACAAAGAACACGGGTACATGTATTTTACGTGAATGATACAAACTACTTACAAGATGCCTGCCGTGCATGCCTTCGTAATCTTGATAATCATCTTTCATTTCTATACTTTCTACAATTACGTCTTTAACAATCATTTTATAATCTTCTAAATGGTAGGAAGTACCATCTAGTTTCGTGATTTTAATGTCCATTTATGATACCTCCTACATTTCAAAGATTGAATGTTTTTCTGCCTGTTTATCGTTAACAATGCCGTAAATTGCATCATTGTCTAATCTCATTTCAATTCTTACCGTTTTCATTCTAGGGCTAGTTTCAAACGAATGTGTGTGTTGGATTTGTGTTGTGAGGTTTGCACTTAATCCTGATAATCCATTTAAACCACTTGTAGCATCAGATATGCTAGGCAAACTTAAAACTGGATTAAACGCTTTCGTTAATTGTCTAGCGACGTCGACAACGCTACCAACTGCATTTTGTCCCTCTTGATCAACACCAATTCCTAAACCTTGCATTGTGTACACACCAATCTGCTTAAAGACACGTGAAGGCGATTTGATACCTAATAAAGATTTCGCTTTATCAATAGCACCACTAACTGCGCCAGTTACCGCGTCAATTAAGGCACCTGCTGCATTTTTCACTCCGTTAACTAATCCCATTATGAGATTCCTACCGGCGTCCATAAATTCACCAACAAAATTGACTACCGCATTAAGCGAATCCTGTACTTTTTGTTTAATGGCATTGTAAAATTCTACCATTTTTGAAATTACAGTAGACACAATTTGACTGAATTTACTTGATACGACCGACCACATGTTCGATAAAATAGAGCTTAAAATGCTATACGCTTGTTGAATTTTTGTTGAAATCCATCTATAAACTTCACTAAATTTTTGACTTACAGTAGATGAGATTCTACTTAAAATTGAAGCGAAGAAACTGTATATAGCATTCCAAATTGTTGTTACAAATGAATTTATAGCATTTAAAACAGTTGTGATAACAGTTACTAATGTGTTCCAAACAGTTGTTGCTACCGAAACAACGGTGTTCCATATCGTTTGTAAAAAACTTAAAATTGAATTCCATATCGTTTGTTGAACGGTTAGTATCGTAGTGATAACAGTTACAATAACAGTCACAAGCAAATTCCAAATTGTTGTTGCAATCACGATTAACGTATTCCATAAAGTTGATAAAAACGTTAGTATATTTTGCCATGTTGTTGTTAACCACGTTTGTATACTTATAACAATATTCACGATTGTTGTAAGTAATAATTGCCATAAAACAGATGCTATCGTTGCTAAAGTTGTCCACAGATTTATAAAGAAATCTTTAATTGAATTCCATAAATTGATGATGAAATTTCTAAATGCCTCGTTTTTGTTCCACAAAATAACGAAAATCGCAATTAATGCGATAATTGCACCGATAACTAATCCGATTGGAGAAGTTAAAAACCCGATTGCAGCGCCAAGTAACGGTAATAACCTCGCTACTAAACCAATAGGACCGCTTAATAAAGAAAAAGCTTTACCTATTAATGGTAATACCGCTCTTAAGAAACCTAATTTTGATATTAAAGGACCTAAAAACTTAACAATACCCGATAAAACAGGATACCAAGTCATTAAGACACCGGCAAAAGTAATGGCTAAGCCTATGATTTGAGCAACGATAGGGTGAGTTTCAAATAACTTTGCAACAAAACCGGTTATCGCAGTAACAACATTTAGTACAACGCTCGCTATAGGTGCCATTGCTGTACCAAAATTGACCAACACCATTATGATGTTGCCAATCAAGCTCATAATTGTCGGGCCATTTTGTTGTACATAATCAATAAACTTTTTAAATCCATCTGATTGAGCAATTTGTTCAGACCACGTTCTAAATCTACTAGCCATTTGTGCTAGCGATTCAAATATAGATTGAGAATTTGAACCAAATGCTTTGAATAGATTAAAGATACCTATAAATGTATCGCCGAAAATTTTACCTATAATCGGTAAATTCACTTTCACATAATCGATAAATTTTTGAATACCATTTTGGGTTGAGACTTTGTTTGCCCATTTTTGGAATGATGCACCCATGTTATTCAATCCGTTTGCTACAAACTCAAAAAGTGGCGTAAATTGCGTTAGTATATTAACGAACCCATCAGCAAAACGGCCTGCTGCACTCAATAAACTTGAAAAGACTTTAACACCTGACGTATTCATAGATTCAAAAGCTTTTTTAGCTGTACTAGATGATGTCACCCATTTCTCAAAACTTTGCGCGCTAGAATTTACAGCTTCTGAAACACCTTTTAAAAATGGAGTTAAGTTTTTTAAAGTGGTTTGTACACCATTCAAAGCTGATGATAAAGCACCAAAAATCGAATCAGCATTCAATCTAATGATTTTCTGCCACTCACTTGTTACACCTTCAAGACTACGCTTGTATGCATAAGTTGCAGCACTTGCTTGCAATGTTCCAGCTTCAAGCATTTTAATTGCAGATATAGCCATCGCACCAAATCCAACTACGCCAGCCCCTGCAATAGCAAAAGAGCCCGCTAAACCGATAGCACCACCACCGACAACAGCCAAAGCGTTACCAACCGCCATAATCGCTGGCACTAAGCTTGCAATTATTGGAATCAACGCACTAAACGATGACAACAACGTGCCTTTAATCATATTAGCGCCAATAGTCCCAAATGTTCGGATTGATTTAGCGATACGATCCATATGCGCTACGAATTCATCACTTTGTTTGTTGAGGTAATCTAACATTTTAGAAAAAGGATTTTTTGAACCTTTTCCATCTACATCGACTCGAACTTTTCTTCGATTCGGTATGCTTCGTAGCAACGCTTTAAATAGTCTAATCTTGTTATTAGCAACACTGTTTTTAACTTCTAATTCTGTATTGACTGTTTTACCATCCAATTTATTAATTTCAGCTTTTGTTTTATTGAATTTAGTTACAAAAAGTCTATCTTGCAAATCGATAGCTGTTTTAACTGATTTATTATCTAAAAATTGTAAGGCTTTTTCATAATTTTTTAGTTTAGTTTCAGCTATTTTTGTGCTTGCGTCTATTGTGGCATTTGCTTTTTTGCCGTCAATTCTTTCCAAAGCTAATTCCGCTTGTTTAACTTTTTCTTCAATTAGCTTGTCATCAGCTTTCAATTCAACATCTTTAATCCTAGCTATTGTTTTTTCATACCGTTGTAACGTTTGAATAGCCGTTTTGATAGCTTTTTTAAACTTACCTGTATTCGCTTTTAAATCCGCTGAAACAGTATAATCTTTGTTAGACAATCATTGCACCTCCTCGCTATTTAATACTGTTGTTAATCTCTGCTATGGCTTTGAAGAAATTGTTATTTTCAGGTTCCACTTCTTCAAGTTCATCTGTAAACACAATCTCTTTACCATCAAGCAATCGATTGTAATTAACCTCATAATCCAATATGTCATTTGGACTTTTGAACCTGTATACTTCTTTCGGTTCCTTTTCGGTCCCTTCATTCTTTGTTGCAGCTGCATCACGTATCGCAAACGCTAACTTGTAACGCTCATATTCTTCTTTCAAAACATCAAATCGTAATGCATACATGCGATAGTTAAACTCAGTCAAAGTCATTTCATTGATTTGTTTTAAACTGGTCATTTTTAAATCTGACATGCACGCGATTACAATTCTGCTGTATGTTATTATTCTTCCATCACTGTCTCCGCTTCTTCGTCTTTCAGGTGATCCTGTACTAGGTCGCGGGTCAATGGTCGCTCCCCCAAAACATCAATGATAGCTTGACCGAACTTCTTGAACGAACCATATTCATCACGCGCATTGATTAATACTTCTTCAAGCTCTTCATCTGTTTTCGGACGTCCTTTTTGCCCTAACGTTGCAGCATTAACAATTTTAGCTAAGCCAATAATGTTTCCGCTTTCTAACTTAGGGATTAGCATTGATAAGCCCTCGCCTAGATTAACCTTTTCAACATTCAATCCTAATGCTTTATCGATAGATGTTAATTGACCTAATCCAAACTTCAATTCTAATTCGTGTTTTCCATTTTTTACTGTAACCATTTAAAAAGCCTCCATAATTTAAATTTAAGTACAAAAAAACGGGCAATTAAGCCCGTTAATTATTCCGCAGAGATGCTAACTGATTTCGCGTTAGGTACCGCTTGCACATTCGTTGGTTTAGCAACGCCTGACACCATGTCGCCACTTGAATCTTCCATATCCTCAGTATCGACTGTAGGTTGTGGAATGTTTTGCGTAATTTCTGTTGCAGGGTCGTCTTTAGTCGTGTTGTGGAATCGATATCCTGCGAGTTCAAGTTTCGTTTTAATCGTTTCAGGAATTGTCGCAAATCCACGTTGATATTTACCGAAAACATTAAATTCTGTTTCGTATTCGTCAACGCCTTTGACTTCTCCTTTAGACTCAAACTTCTTGAATTTACCTTGATAATATTTCGCTTTGAACTTACCTTCGTTTTCGCCTTTACCTTCTACTTTGCTTTCAATTTCCCACGCTTCATAAATGATACCATCACGTACTGCATCCTCAACTTCATCAGCAAAACTGTCACGATAGTCCATTTTAGCTGTAGCCGAGATGGTATTTTCAAGTGATCCACCAGTCGAATAAGAATCATCCATCGTATCTTCATTTTCAGAATCCGCTTCAAGTGACACACTATACTCAGTTAAAAACATCATCTTTTTAGCATCCACTTTTTGACCGGCAATTCGGAATAAAAACAATCTGTCTTTACTGTCTTTTTTAGCCATTCATTATGACCTCCTATTTAAAATAATTTGTAATTAGCGATAAACACTGTGTGTAGTAGTTGCCTATCGCTATTTTCTACTTCATTTAATGTCTTAATATCCATGTCATCAATCATTAGTTGATAACCTTCTACGCTATCGATATTAGAGAACTCAGTATCGACCGAATACACAATACTGTCATGTCGTCCTCTATCGTCTGCATAAGTCCAAAAGTCAATTGTGGCGGTTAATTCACCGCCGAAATTATCCATATTGTACTTAGTTTTGTTTATATCTACATTTCTAACAACAAAAAAGGGATATGAGATTTGAGTGTTCAATTCTTTAAAATCAATAACATCAAATCCGTATCCCTCTAAAGCAGAATAAATATAGTCAAACAAAGCTTGTTGCGCTGTGGATTTTAACATGTAACACCTCGCTAACCATTCAACAACCGTCTTAAATCTTCAAGCGTTGATTTTTTCAATGTTTGATAAGTTGGAAACATAAATGGTGCCGCTTCCATGTATCGTGTACCAAATTCAAGGAAGCCGCTGTAATGGGCGGTAGAAATAACACGATAGTGTAGTTCTCCCACTTTTTTTACTTCTATTGACCTAGCTAGATTACCAGTCCAATAACCCTTATTCATCACTTTTTTAGCATTAGATACTGCAATTCCAATACCTTCAATAGCATTGTTTTTTAGAATCTCATCAACATCATCATCTATGTCATCGTACATTTCTTCTAGGTGACTCATTAAACCCTTAAACCCTCTAGATTGCATTAAAAAAGCACCTCGCTTATAAAAAGTGAAGTGCTATGATCGTACACACGGATATCCATGACTTTGTATTTTCTGCCTTTTAACAAGACGTGTGTTGGTTCCAATTTTAATTGTTTAGGCAAACGCACTACCGATACATCTTTAGCCATTTCGCCAAATTCGAGCTGAGTACGCTCTCTCGACAATCTATTAACATTACACGGTATTTTTGTATATGTTTTGTAACTGGCTTCTTTCTTTTTGGTCAAAGGATTATATTTACTTCGCTCTTCAACGACAAGGTCGACTCGTTCTGAATACCTCAATAGAAATTCACGCTCCCTCGCTCACTTGAATCAAGCTTAGGATACAAAGCATCAATAATACCTTGATATTCTTCAAAATCATTACGCTCAAAACTATTACTACGACCGTCTTGCGAATCTGTAGACATACCTTCTGCACCGATACGATTGTACCGTTTTGTTGAAACTTCAACGACTATAAATCGTAACCTGTCAGGAATGCTAATTGTGTCTACCGGCAATCTCGATAACAATTCAGCAGCAACATTGTCGATGATAGAATTTAGCTGTTTATCTTGCTCGCTATCATTCAATCCTATACGACTTTTAACGTCGTCTAAGTAACTCATCTTAATCACCACTATTCAACTGTAATAGTGATTTGTGCTGTTTTATTACTACCGTCTTTTGTCGTCGCTGTAATTACCGCTTCACCATTTTGTAATGCATTAATCACTCCTGTGTTTTCATCAACAGATACGGTTTCTGGTGCATTAGATGCATAACTTAACGATTTATCAGTTGCTGTGGATGGCGATATATTAGGTTCTAATTGTTCATTTGTACCATTGGTAATCGTTTTACTTTCAGGCACAAAGCTAATGCTCGTGATTAAGATTGAGTTTGTAGTAAATTCAGGTACATCAACTTTTTCTGATTCTTTACCATTTTCCTCAAAAGCAACTTTGTATTTACCTTTAGGATAAGTTGTTGCAGGCTCTAAGCCTGAAAGACTTACGTTAACACGTCCATCTCCCTCTGCAGATGCAACAACTTCATCATTGCTGTATAACTTTAGTTTTCTGGTCATTTAAATACCTCCTACTCAATTTTGAAATCCCCTATTCAACCGAAATATTTACCGATTTTGCGTTCGGTGTGATTTCGATTTTTTGGGGTTTACGAGGGTAAATTACTCACTTCGTCTGCTTTGATAGTTACTTTAATAACCGCGTCGATGTTTTCTGGGAACATTGAGATAGCGGATGCATAAATAGTGTCTGATGTTAAACGTTGTGGTTGAATGTCATGTAACACACCAACGAAACCAGTCGCATCAGTTGAAAAAGCAAATGCACGTGCTAACTCACCGCGTGGATTAGCATATGCCACGTTTAAGTTTTCAGCCACTGTCATCCACACTTCGCCTTGTGGCACGTCTGCAAACTCTACAATTTTAACGCCTACATAAGGTGTTAAGAGGTTCACACCGAATTGCGCACCTGTTGAGTTAATAAAACCATTTGCTAAATACTCGGCCGTATCATTTGGATTAACGAAAGCGATAGGTGTAATCTCGTCGTCTAATAATACAGACAAGTTTGCACGTCCTTTAGATAAAGCACCTTGTAAGTTTTTAGCGCTTAACTTTGCTTTGTTTGTACGTTCTTCATTTTCAATTGCTGATTTTAGCGTTCCGAAAAATTTAGCACGGAACTTTTTCTGAACGTACTTAATCATCTCGTTGTCAGTTTGATTAATAGCTAAATCATAACCGTGAGCTTGAATCGCTTCGGCCGACGTTGATTTACGATATTTAGCAAACTGTAATTCAGTAATATCAACTTGTTCACGAGTAACTTTTGTTAAAGGAATTACGTCACCTTCTGCTACATCTCCGTTTGGTTTTTCAGAATCTTCTACTTTGAATCGATATTGTTTAAGTGCTGAACCTACGTTCATAGGGATTTTGTTTTGAATCGCTAAAGCTTCAAATAATTTGGTTAATCCCACACCTAACTTATTAGCAAAATCAATAGACTTTGCCTTTCCTAATGCTTCCACATTGATTAAATTGTTTTCTGCTGGCATAAAATTACCTCCGTTTTTTAGTTAAATAAGTGCATGTTTTGTGCGATAGCACTTTGTCGTTCGCTATCGTCTTTAATCGCAAGAATTTCATCCCGACTTAATCCTGACTTACTGAAAGATTTAGGCGAATTTTGTCGTAATGTTTCTTGCACTTTCTTTTGAACCATTTCGTCAAGAATCTTTGTAAGGTTGTCAACATTATTTTTTGTCGTTTCAGCGCTATCAGACACAACAATGTCTAACAACTCATCACTTACGTCGATATCCTTGTCTTTGAACATCACACGGGCTTCTGAACGCATCTCATTCATAGCCTTTTCAGCACGCAATTGATTCAATTCTGCTTCTAGCTTTTCGCGTTCATATTCGGCCTTTTGATCCTTGTTCATTTTTGCTAATTTAGCAGCTTCTTCGGCCTTTTCTTTCGCATACTCATCTGCTTTTTTCTTCTCTTGAGCCACACGACGTTCAATGATTTCATCGACTTTCTTTTGTTGCTCGGCTGTGAAAGTTACTTCATCTTTTTTGTTCTGTTCTTCATTTTCAGTATTTTTGTTAGCACCTTCGTCGTCCGCTTCCTCTTCCGAAAAGAACTGTAAATTAAACTTAAGTTTATTTTCTTTCATGAGATATACCTCCATTTTAAGTCTGTCGACTGCTATCCATGCACCTTTTAACGCCGTGAGCACGTTTTGGGCAATAAAAAAAGCCACTGCAGCACAGTAGCTTAAAAATGCGTATAAAAATAGCACCTCAACCATTATTATCGGTTAGGTGCTTAATCTAAAATTTCAATTGATTTTATTTCGCTTTCATCGATATCATATAGTGAATTGCCATATTCAAAGTGAATAGAGTCTTCTCCACTTTCGTTATCTATTTCGTCATCATAGTTCGTAACTTTTCCTGTTAATCGCTGACCGTCAATAAATTCTATTGATACCTTTTTGCCGACATAAGTCCACAACTTCATCATTTGTCTTCCTTTCCGTTTGGTATGATGTGCGTTCCTGTTTTTGAATAATGCACAGTTCCAAATTTCGTTTCTTTCCATTCGCCATCCATATAGTCATTTCCGATGATTTCACCAAAATCAATGACTTCCTTGTTTTTCCATTCTCCGTTACGCTTAGTTAATAAGCGACCCTTCCCAATTTTTTGTGATAACAACGAATCTAATTGTTTATTTTCTAATATAGTGTAACTAGGCATTGCCTTACCTTTTTGTAAATTCTTTTTCTTATAATCTTCATACAATTGATGACCTAATTGGTGTCGATTCTGTTTATTAGGGTTTAATTCAACTTTTATTTTACCACTATCAATGGCATCCGTCATTTCTTTTTTAGCTAAAAGTTGTGTCGTTTCCTCTTCGTCTAACTTATACTTACCCTTCCGCTTCTTAAAGAAATCATCACGCCAGTTACCTATATGTGGTATCGTCGTACTTCTACAATGTGGATGCATAGGAGGAGCGTTAACACCTGGTGTCATGTCCTTGACTTTGTATACTTTCTTATCATGATGACGACACACTTTAGATGTCTTTTCATCACGTTTCGCAACAAATTCATATTCACCATCTTCGCCGAGCGTTTCAAGGTATGACAGCTTTTGTGCTTCCGTTTGCACACGTGCTGATTCAGTAACAAGTAAACGTTTAGCATCATGTGTTGTAGCACCTGTTTTCTTTTTGAAGTCAGCAACGTATTCGTTCGGGTGTCGACCTCTGTTAACAACATTTGTTGCAACTCGTTCGACTTCCTTGCGCACTAGATCCATATCGTCCCACAAGCGTTCTGACCATGTAACACCTTTGAAGTTACTATTAACAACTGCCTTAATCTTCTTGTCAGTAACATTGATGTCAGTACCTAAAATGCCTGATTGTCGCTCTACTTCTCTATCAATAGCTTTAACCAACGACTTTTCTATGTGGTTTTCTACTTTGATGCTTGCTTCGGTCACTAACAAATCAAGATTCTGTTTTAACAACTTTTCGCGCGATACATACATCTTAGTATTGTACTTTTTAAGTTGCTTATTTGCTTCTTTGCTAAAGTCCTTGTTTTTAACCAACATTTTAGCTTTGTTCTGAAAAGCGACGACATCAAATTCATCAACGATCTTCTTAGCTTCGGCAATCGTAAGACCTTCAGCGGTCGCGTATTTAGCGTAAAATGCAAGTAGTTCCTTTGCAATCTCAGCATACATCAATGTGACTATACGTTGTAATTCAGCCGCTGCCTTTGCATCTTCTATCAATTCACTGTTTATAGTATTTTGCGCACGCTCTAACCAGTAATCGAGTGAATCAGCCATTAGAATCATCTACATTCGCATGATTTTCAAAAGCTTCACCATATCCTCGCTTATCCGCTTGCTTCTCTCGTTGCGCTTCTTCTTCGTGCATCTTATCGAGTTCTTCTTTAGGATTATCGATAAAGTCTAACAAACTCAAACGTGTGCTTTCAGATACACCACCACTAAGCGCGTTAAACGCATTGATAGATTCCATCATAGACTTTGGTAAGTTAGGCGTAAACGTAATTGTTAGATCTGCGTAATTATGTTGCTTTAATCCCGTCAAATTAACATTGTTCAATAACAACTTATACCGCTTCATCAATCCTTTTTTAAACAATCGCTCTTTAATCGCTCTGACTTGTTCAAGACCGAATAGCTTGTATTTCATAGCTTCTCCGGATTGAACACCACTAAACTGTTCGTCATTCAAATCAGGCGTATTTGTATACTTGTGAATGTCGTTTTGCAATCGCTTCTTATACGCTTCAACGCCAGCAACATCATACTGCTTATAAACATACTTAACTTCCGCCTTGCCTTCTGAGCCATTCGCATTTGTACCAGGCTCTAGATGAATCATATTCGCATCTCTAAACGCTTTAGCATCTTCACTGTCTAAATCTACGTTACCGATAATAGCAAGCATAGCATCGTTTAAATCAGTCATGTAGTTAGCTGTATCAGACTGCGCACTATCGTACAAATCAATTAAAGTAATAACATTCTCAAAGTCACCTTGTTTAAACTGGTCATTTAGATATTCGATGATTGGCACATCATTGTAGTAATGTTCTACTTCTTCTACACGATGATATGTGCCACCTTTAATTTCAATATAGTAAATTTTATCTGTCGTATATACTTCGACATGCTGAACTGGTACTTTGTCCTTATCTTGCTTTTCAAAGTACCTCACGCCTGCAACGACTTTTTTATCTAACGTTTGGTCATATACTACAAAAGTGCTTTTAGGATCTAACACTTTGAATGTGTCTTTATCTTCAAAATCACGATATACAATCTCATAAGCGCGTCCATAAATAGACAAATTCAACGCTAAATCACTGTTAACCTCATCAGCGTCATTCAAATCGTTCAGCTCAATGATTTTGTCGTTCGTTTGATTGTCCTGATGTGTAATTGTTATAGGGTTTCCTGTGAGATAACCAACGATAAAACGTGACACGTACTTCGCGTAATTATGTACTGCTCTGTGGTCAGCCTTGTCCCCATATTTTTGCAATCGACGTTCACCAGCTAGAATGTCGGTGTTTCTGTTCAAGTAATAGGCTTCTAGCATTTCTAAACGTGGTACTTGTTCAACTTGATGTCTGCTTATGAAGTTTCTGAGGTTTTCCTCTTTTAATAATTCTACTAAATCGCTGACAACAAAATCATCGTTTGCAAGAGGTGAAAACTTTGTATTGATGTTATTGATTGTATATACAGTCATTGATAGCCTCCTTAAAACATACTTTTAATCTTGCGTAATGTATTTTTGTCATTTTTCTTAGACTTAAATATCAAATCAGACAACGCGTATCTTAGCGCATCGAGTGCATGGTTGTTCTTGTCGATAGGTTTGTTTATCCAATTTCCCTCGTTATCTTGTTCAAAGGTGTACGTGTTAAATTCCTCTATCGTGTGAACACAACTAGGATGTATATATATCTTGAAACCTTGAACGTATTGAATGCCTGGCATAATAGAATGTGGGCCTTTAACTGCAGGTACTATCCTTTTTACACCTTTATTTTTTAACTCTGCTATCATTCGCATGTCGTTTTCTGATTTTATCTCTGCCGTTTCCAAATCTTTTTTGACAATCATTTTGTAAATGTCATCGGATAACATGCCTTTTTCGTAATGCTCGTCATATAACCACAATATTTTGTTATCCAAATCAACAACAGCACTTACTAATGCAGTTGGATCATTCGTAAAACCATAGTCAATACCGTGCACTTTGAATTGAGTCTTTTTGTATATTTGAAACCAATCGAAATCTTCAACAACGAAATTATCATATACAAGACCTTCAGCTACTCCCCATTCACCGTCACACACTATGCGCGCTCGTCGTGGATTAGTTCGATACAAATCTTCATAACGATCTACATCGACTTTATCCAACCATTCATTAACTCTAAATGTTGTAGTGTTGCTATATACGTTTTTCAATCGTGTATCTTCATCGAAAAATGTTGGTTTTAACCAGTGTCTTTCGCTCCAAGGGTTAAAAGTAACTGTAATTTGTTTGAAAAATTCAGGTTCATCTAAACTTCCTCGTATCGATTCTACTACTGTACTAAACTTGTCAAAATTTTCTATTTGGTATGCTTCCTCAAACCACGCCCAACAAAGAATACCCACATCAACCGTAATAGATGTGATTTTTAAAGGGTCATCTAATCCCCTAAATAATATCTTTTGCCCTGTTGGTTTGTAAGTTATTTCGGGCAAACTCTCGTTAAATTTAAATAAGTGAGCAACCCCTAATTGATTAGTTGCCCACTTTAAATCTGTATATGTCGATTGTTTATTTGTATTACTAAAACGTCTCACCACAAGCAAATTAGACCATTCGTACTTCATAAGACGATAGATGAAGTTTAATGCTGTCGTTCTACTTTTTTTGCTACCTCGACTACCTTTAACGACACGATAAAAATTTTTGTTATTCCAAAACTTGTTGTATCCGCCACCGATTTTCGACTTTAGATCAATTACATTATGCATGTTAATCCTCTTCCGGAATATTTTCGACAAACATCGGTAGTTTGTGTTCTACTTCTTGCTTATCAATAAACAACTTGTGATGCTTACCCAAAAGTTCGAGCGCTTTGTTTTGATCACTGATTTTCGGCGGCTTAGATACCAATTGAACTTCCTCGTCATAAACTAATTGTATTCTGCCGGTGTCGGGATTCTCCTTGTAGTCGCCCGTTTTCGTAACGATAGCTTCGACCTCGGTGTGTTCGCCACGTGCAGTTTTAGTCAGTCGATACAGCACTTCTTTACCGCTCATTATATTCTCATCAAAGAGTTGTTGCTCAACCCCCTTTATGTAGTTCTTGATGTCATCATCTGTCAACAACCTTTGACCTTGTGAGCGAGCCGTTTTTTCACTATAACCCGCCTTAATAGCCGACTTAGTAGCATTACCATAGCACTCTGTACCAGGTATTGCATAAGCCTCTGCGAATGTTCTTTGTCGTTTATTCAATTCGTTCATCTCATTTACCACCAACTCTCAAGCTAATTGCATATATAAATTAAAAAAGAGCACTTGTAAAAGCACTCTACGCAAATAATACTAATATTTTTTAAAATAGTTCCGCGGTTTAAAATCACTCTTTTTAATAATCACTTTAAATATTAAATGTTCATTTTCTTTTTGAATTTTGTCTATAGTTAAAGCCCCGTTATCTATTATCAGTTTTTTTAAATCAATTTCATCATCATCGTGTGTTTTTAGTACAAAACTAACTAATTCGCTATGTCTTAATTCGTTGAAAAACTTTTTACGTGAATCATATTTTTCTTGTGTTTCATTATAAACATACATTATTATCTCTTTTTCTCTGTTTATAGATTCCACTTTAACTTCTGTATTGATGTGTACTTCTTTTTTATTAATTTCCATCATGTATACATGATACATAGAAATACCCCCTTTTTATAAGATAATTATACCAAAAAAGACGCTGCAAAGGGTAACAGCGCCTAATGATTTTGTTTTGAGTATTTTATTTGAGTTATGCACTCATATCAACCACATTCAATGTAGCTCATATCAGCACACAAAAGACGCCTCTAGGGCGCCTTAACGTTCAATTAATATCAATAAAGGAGTATGGGAATCAACAAAACCGAAAGAATCATCGTCGTACATTTCTGCACACTATTAATATAATGTAATTCGTCAATATCGTAAATAACGTTAAAGTACCTTACTTTTATGTGACGTTTTAAACTCTATTCTTTTCATCAGCTCAGAATGTTTGTTTTTAATGTACTGTTCAGAGTATCCTAGAGACTCAGCAATGTCTGCTAACTTATACCCTTCAATAAACCTTAATTTCAGTATCTTGTGTTCTAATCCCTCAAATTTATCAATAACATCAATAATCTTTTTCTGTCTTGTTTTTAAAGTTTGCAACCTCTCATTGATCACGTTGATTTCATCGACCACATTATCTGTTTGCTTGATACGTGATAAAAAGTCGTGCTTTTTACCCAATCTAGCCTTATCGTTGACGCTGACTGCTCCCCAGTTCTCGATTTCATCGTTACAAATGTCTTTTCTAAGTTTTAAACTTTCTATTTCTAATTTATTAGTTCTATACATCTCAATCAATTCAATCATTTACTCACGCTCCCTTTGTTTTTCTTTCTTCAACATCTTACGCGCGTCCATTGCGATTAATGTAAACATAAAAACAGTATTAAGTATAAAAATGTTTGGATTGCGTGTGTTTTCCGCTAAATCTAAAGCAATCGCTATCATTGTTAGTGCAGAAATTTGATATAAAATGACTAAAGCTAGACTATCAGTTAAGATAATTTGACGAATAAGTAGGAAACCTAAAGCCAACAAGAAGCTAATTAACGATACAAGCATAAACTCACTCATTTCCTCATCTCCTCGTATTTTTTAATCGACTCTTCCTTACTCTCTGCTTCCATAACAGTAAACGTTTGATTCTCACGCGCTTTAGTTGCTTCTGTGAATGTTTGACCTGTTGAATCTGTGAATGTAGTGATTAAGTACTGTGTCATTTATTAAGCACCTCTTTCACTTTAATTAGTATGTCTTTAGACGTATCCTTTGCCTGCGTCTGCTGTTCCGTCTTGTCTCGCATGGTTTCTCTCCATTTTGTTTTTGTATGCTTTGATGAGGTGGTCGATAGTGTATAAATTAGAGGCAAAATTAAAAGGCAATAACATTGCATCGTCTCCATCTATTTCAAAATTACTAAAGTCATGCATAATGCTGTAAACTAATTCTGGAGAACTGAAATCTACCTTTGTCTGCTCTACTGAAGTTAACACTCCCTCTAATTCTTCAACATTTACGTTCGTTTGATTCGCAATACTCAATCCAAACGCCAACATATCTGCCAACTCATCTAACTGAACCTCTAACGGTTTACCTGGTTTCTTCTTCCAATTTTTAAACGTCTCCAATGTGTTGAACCATTCAAAGAACTCAACTACATATGCAACTTCGCTATCTTCTAAATTAAGCGTCGGTATTCTATCGTCGAATTCCTTTTGTATTTTTAGTAACTCTTGTAATTGATCTACTGTTAATGTATTAGTCATTTTCTAACATCTCCTTAAATTTTTCTTCTGAAATCTGTACATCTACCAAGTTGCATAATTCTAACCATTTTTCAGTATCAAAATTATTGATTGCATTTTCTCCAAACATTTCTAATAATCGTTGCTTATGAAATTTTCCGATTTCTAGAAAATATTTTTTAGCTTCTTCTTTGTCCGGTTTCTTTCCTGTTTTTAAAGCGTATAACACTGCTTCTTCGACATTTGTTGTTTCTCCATCAAAATCATCAATATACACACCTGGTCTGTCTTTAAATTCGAATGCTAATGCCGGAATTGTTTTCATTTTCAGTCTCCTTATCTTTTTAAGTCCTCAATAAAATTAAGCACTCTATCGATGTCTATCTGCTTGCTTTCTGATTTGCGTTTGTTTAGCCAAAAATCAAGTTCATGCCACCATTCGTCATTTTGGTGCTTTTGTTCTAACAATGCGTCACGTTCTGACATGATTTCGAACATTCACTCGTCCTCCATAATTCTGTCCAACTCGTTTTCTAACAAATTATAGGCACTTTCGCCCGAATAAGCCTTTGCAGCAATAACATAAGCGTTGACCATACTAACCACATCATCTAATTTGCGCTGTAACTTAGCACGCTCTTTACGTAACTTAGCGTTATCATCAATAAGTATGTCGCGTTGCTTTACAAACTTACTCGCTTCATTGAACCAGTATTCACTTTGATTTTCGTAGTATTCTTTCGAATCGTGTTCCATTACTCCACCATCTCCCCGTCTTTCCAAATTAATGTCATAGTCATATCATCGTTAAGTTTGTATATATGCTTAGGTGGCATGTTGTTATAATACTTATTGTTCTCTAAAATATAATTTATGCTTTTGTTTCTGTAGGAATAACAAGAAGGTTCTCCTTTTGAACTTGAATACGTTTCTACTAACAAAGGAATAACCGCTCTCTCCGTAATTACTTCCTCTACTTCGACGGTAAAAGTGTCAGTCAGATTTAAGTCAGTCATATAAAGATGTCTGTCATCACCAACTACCACTTTTCCTTTACCTTTTTTATTAAGAAACACTTTGTCTGCTATCTCATTTTTCTTAATGTATTCGATGAGTTCTAATAGGTTCATTTCTTTTTTAACTTTAATATTCATTGATTTTCCCCCTCATATTCAATTTTTGATGGTACCGCACTGTTAAAATGTATAATGTTTCCATTCTCCAACTTGATATCTATTCCATCGTTTTCGTGGCGCTCAATCCCTACTACTTTTTCATTATTGGTGTAATGACCGTACGGTGATAACCCCACTTCGTAAACTTCGTCTTTGTAAGGTAATTGTACTGAGTATGATATAATCTTCATCATCGTTCCTCCTCTAACAATTCTTTGTTTTCGTAAATATTCCCAACAACCTCTAAAAGTTCTATTCTCTCGAATAAATCTTCCACATAGATATCCCACTCAATAATTGTTTTAGCTTCTTCAATTCGAACTACACCATATTCTTCATCCATGTCGTCCCACACAATATCACCTTGATACACATCGACAGTATGCTTGTCAGTCAATCCTGTTGACTGCATTAAAGCAACCTCATCAAAACCTCTAAACACACCACTTTCTAGCTCTACATATTTATCAAAAAAGCTGATTTCACGAACATCTGACATTAGATTCTCAGTTTTATCCCATGCTCTAAATTTGGATTTCATCTCATACACTCCTTATTCCGTTTTACATCGCGTCTGTCTACTAACATCGTTACGCGATTGTGATTTACGTTTACGACAAAACCTTTTACGCCACGTTTACGTAATTCTTGTTGTAGTTCTGTCGGCGTTTTGCCTGCTGTGTTGTATTTATATTTCGCACGTTTAACATTGCTTAAATCACGATGGGATGTACTCATTCACATCACCTAGCCACTCAGGCCACTCCGTTGTTTGCATAATGTCTAGATAATTATCTTCTACAAAAGTCACATTTAGCTCACGTTCAATCATTTCGTTTGGCGGCAATTTATTCAGTGATGAAAAATGAAAGTGATCATTATCATCATTTTGTATAAACCATGCACCATAAGCTTCACGCGTTAAAACATCACACTGTACCACAAGCCCGTTCATACCTCTTATTAGCATGTTAAATAATAAGAATGGTATTGTTCTATCACTTAATTCTTCAGCAGTATAGAAGTAAAATGACGGCATATATTCAAGAGGTGAGTGTTTCATTCTGTCGTCATCCCATTTTTGAATTAAGATACCTCCAGTTCCTGCCGCAGGTTCGTAATACGTACCATCTTCGCTACTAACGAATGATGAAAGTAACTTTGAAATTGACTTAGGTGTGAAGTCTTGCTTTTTCTTTTTTCGATCTGCATGTTCGTCTTGAAAGTACTCATGGAACCAATCGAATGTAACGTCATATTTGAATAATTCTAGAAATTGTTTAAACACTTTGTCTCGTTCATCTCTATCACCACACAAGATGTCCATTAGTATTTTGGGCGCTTGATAACTATCTTTTATGTTTAATATTTTGTTGATCTCATTCGTAACGTTCATTTTTTATACTCCATTTCTTTGTCGTCCCAAAATTTGATAGCGAAGTTTATGCTTTCTTTCGCCTTTTTTAAATCTTCAACTCCATTTTTAAAAGGCGCTCTAACGATGTATTTGATTGCGTTATAGATTTGTGCTGCGACAATTGACTGCTTATACCTTTTCACAATCATATTGATAATCTTGATAGCCTCAGTACCATCTTCAAACATATAGTGATGAGGTTTATTTATCTCTGATGTTTCATGTGTTGCAATTTTTGTATTACTCGGAATCGGATACCACTCCACATCTGCGTTGATTTCACCATAAGTTCCATTTTCAAAAATAACATTCGCATATTCATACGTTTCATTTACTTTTGTCACTTCAGCTGTTCCGAAAATAGTTTCGTAAACCCACTTCTCATCATCTGTATCTTTGAATTGTTGTGAACCAACTTCGACACTCACTTTATCACCAATTTTCAATTCTTTGATTTCCATTATTTGCGTCTCCTTTTCATGTAAGGCTTCGTATTAACAATTTCCTCAATGCTCCAGTAGTTTTTATATCTACTCAGCGCGATGCTAGGCGTGATACCTTTGTGTATCATTTTTGCTTTTTGCGACCTGTTCAATCCGATAAAGTCAATATCTTTCCACGTCACGACCACGTCACCTTGCTTTTTAAATAGTTGTAGTAGTCGCTAGGATTTACCGATTGCGGGTACTTAGTTAAATGCGATTTGTCCTTACGACTATCCATAAAGCGCTTGTACGCTTCTTTGGGGTCTATAATAGACTCGAGCTTCAAAATCGCTCTTTTTTCATCTTCCACAATTTTTAAACGCTTTTTTATTGGTGGTTTTGTGATTGCTTGTTCACGCGACCAACCTAACCGTTTAATACGATTCAACGCACACCCTCTTGTAATACCATTTAGTTCCATAACTTCGATTTCTTCAGCGCTAAATGCTTCGGTCATACTCACTACCTCCTAAAAATCAAGTAATTCCGTCAAATCTAACTGCCCTAATTCTTCAAAACTCAAAAGATTGAATGTACTTTTGAATTCCTCAATATCATCAGTCGTACGATTGATGTGCGCTAGTTGTGTGTCGTCTAATCCTTTGATGTGATATTGTCCATCAATATTTCTGCTAACGACTACCACTGGCTCTTTGTTACTGTTGTACAAGTTATACATCTTATTCATCGTTATTCAGCTCCTCAATGATTAGCACTGTCCGTGCTACACTATCCCATTTTTTGAATGTTCTGATTTCTGATATCAATACATCGTCCGTCCACAGCTTGTTATTGCCTGCATCAAGTATTGTTTTTAATAAGTTGTCAATGTCAGGTTTAATACTATGCGGCTGTCCAATATGCGATTCCTTCTTGTGTTTCGGCCACGACTTACTAGGCTTGAAGTAAAACTCAATCGTGAGCCGTATCGGCTTATCTATCATCAAATCCGGTAACTGTTCCGCTACAAACTTTTTATGCTTTACATACGGTGCAGGCATGTAAGTATGCCCGCCTCCGCTAAACCTAGGACGTGATGACCCTTTAGGATTACCAAGATTTTTGTCGTTCTCCAGATAAAAGATTTCTATTCTTGTTTCCGTCACTTAATCCACCTCTAATATCGTCATATATTGCCGTGTGTTGCGTTCAACTCTCTTTTGAATAAATAGGTCATACAACTTTTTATCGTCGCCCTGTGCCCACTCAAGCATTTTCTGAGCATACACATCTGAACACTCAAGATTTTCTTTCAAAAACTCTTTTGTAATTGATGTGATTACCATGCGTCACGCTCCCTGTAATCATCGCCGATTACTTTTACTGTTCTAGCATTATGTTTCATTCGTGAATTGATACGCTGCCAGTTCGTATTTTGATTTAATTCTTTGTTACTAAAATTGGTTGTAAATATGTTGTTCTTACCAACACGATTATCCACAATGCTAAATAACTTATTAAGCGTATGTTCTGTGTTCTCTACGCCCATATCGTCCAATACGAGCAAATCAATACTACTTAAAAGACTTACAAGCTCGTCAGTTGTTTCAGTTGCATTTTTGTTGTAGGTCGCTTTGATGCGATCCATTAACATTGGAATGTGCATAAACGCAGCTGTATAACCTTGTTTCTTAACCGCCTTAGCTATTGCATAAGCTAAGTGGCTTTTTCCGGTACCGTATGAGCCCTGTAATATTAATGACTTAGGTTTATCTATCGAGAATGTTTTAACGTATTCTATCGCTGTCTGTTTAGCTTGTACTTGATTCTCATTTTGTGGTTTGTAATTATTCACAGTAGCTGTAGATAGAGACGGATTGACGTTAGATTGATTAAAAATATAATTCAATTTTCTTTGTTCATTTCGTTTGCGTTCTTCATATGCTTGTTTCTGTATTTCACATTCGCAACCGTCTTTATACTCGTAACCATTAGCAAATTTAAACCAATCATATTTACGCCCGCATTTTTCACACGTTAAGTCATATTCAGATTCGACAGGTTGATACTTCCCTAAGCTCTTACTAGATATATTGCTAAGCATTCTTCGCATCTAATCACCTCAATCCCAATAGCTTTCGTCATACTTCATTCTTTCGAGTTGATCCATACCACTTTCTTGTTTTTCTATCGTAAAGTCATTCAAATAGCTTTCTTGACTTAAAAATGTTTTAGGGTATTTTTGATATTGCTTATTAGTGATGGTTTTTAGGTATTCTCTAGTGCCATTCATGATAGTCTCGAACCCATGCTTTTTAAGCGCACTTTTAAATAAGCTAAACGCTTTTTTTCTATCCAACTTCTTATCATAAAGCGTCCACCACTCTTCAAAATGCGCTAGCGTAACGTCAGTTGCGCTATTACTATTACTACTTGTATTATTTAATCTTGTAATATTAATACTTGTATTATTCTCCTTGACATTTGCGTCAATAGGGGTATTGACAGAATTATCAATAGGGGTATTGATTTTTGCGTCAATAGGTATTGACGATTGCGTCAATGGGTACATTTTCCTTTGTTTCACTTCATTGCCATGTTTAATAATTTCTATGTTCAAATATCCGTATTTGTTCAGATTAGAAATTCTACGTGAAACGGTCTCTTTAACAACGTTGTATAGTTTCGCAAAGTATCCGTTGCTAGCCGTACAATATCCATGCTTATTACTCAATGATGTGATTTCAGCAAACAATAACTTTTCGCTGTCAGTCAATCGGTTATCGTATCTTACATTTGCTGTAATGATTGAATAATAACTTGGTTGATCACTCATGTTTTTTCTCCTTTCAGCATTTTATTGAGTCTTTCGTCTACCTTTATCCAACTGTTTTTAAGATGATATTTTTCATCAAACGACTTTACGCCTATCGCGTGTTGCTCGTTATGATGCTCTCTGCATAAGGCTAAAACGTGTTTGTCATAGTGATTCATTTTGTTGCGGTTGAATCCTCGACCGAGCGCTTCGTAATGAGCTAAATCAGCGTGAGGTTTACCACAAATTACACAGTTGCGGTTAACAGTAGCCCAGTACAAGAATGACTTATCATTTTTTAACAAGTCACTTGTCTTGTGGTTTAGCGGTATGTCGTTATAAAAGACCCAATCGAGTATGACTTCAATAACTTGTTTAGCTTGTGTCCTGCTGCAATTGCTGAGTGATAGCCTGTCGTAACCCTCGACAAACGACACATAGTCCATAAACATATAACGCATGTACTCACGTGGTTGACCTGTATGTTGTTCAATATCGTTGCATAAGGCAAATATCTTACGCCGTTGTTTGTCTGTAATTTGGAACGGATCTACGACGTTTACATCAACTTCCACATCAAACTCGTTATCTAGCAGCAACGTTTCCTTATCACCTAATTCGACACCCGAGATGACGACAGTTGTTGTGCCGTCACCTTGAGTGATGTAGCTAGTAATTAAAGGCATCTAATCACCTACCAAACGTCATCTACATGACCACGCAATTCGTCCATTACTTCTTCTGCTTGTGGTTTGATGAATTTTATATATGAGCTCAATTCATCTTTGCTCATATGCGTTATACTTGTGTCATCTTGAATATACGACTGCAAATATTGAGCATATTCAATTTGTTTTTCAGTAGGTTTGTCAAAAGGGTAAATCTTCATCGTCGATGTCAATCGGATTATTTGCGTTAGTGAATGGATTATCTTGTGCAGGCGCTTGACCTCTTTGTTGTTGTGGTTGGTTGTTAGATTGATTGTTATTTTTAGACTCTAAAAATTGCACGCTATCACAAATCACTTCTGTAACGAATATACGTCGGCCTTCTTGGTTTTCGTAACTGCGTGATTGTAAGCGACCATCAACGCCAGCTAGATTTCCTTTATTTAGATAGTTGTTCACATTTTCTGCTTGCTTACGAAAAACAATACAGTTTATAAAGTCTGCTTGTTGTTCTCCGTTTTTATTTTTGTAATTGCGGTTAACTGCCAATGTAAATGTTGCTACCTCCACGCCTGATTGCGTCGTTCTGAATTCCGGGTCTTTTGTTAATCGACCTACCAATACGACTCTGTTGATCATTATTCATTCTCCTTTGCTTGTTTAGTCCAATTGTCTAACTTTTTGATGAGTGCACTAATTTGTGCATTAGTTAACGCTTGAATATCGCTAATACCTAATTGATTTTGAACGTCATCAATTGTTACTTGCTTGCCTAATGATTGCATCAATTCGCTAAATTTGAGCATCTCTTCTTTCAATGTCCCAATCGCTTTTGCATCAGGCTTTGTATATTGCTCCTTCTTTTGTTTAGCATCTGCATCGTCTTCGTCCGTAGGGATATTGAAGAATTTCATTAAGAAATAACGTTCAGAATAAGTTAATGCAGTCCCTAGCGCTTTGGCAGGGTCATCTTGTTGACCGATTGCGAAAAACGGGAGCTCTAATTGTTCTTCCGGTTTATCCGCATTGATCCATGTATAAATCAATTTAACTTTTACTGTATATTCGGTTGTGGTTACTTGTTTTTTGTACTTAGGACTGTATCTTGTTACGTCCTCGACTGAATATGTCTCTTCTAATGTTTTTGGTACAAGCAATAGATTATGTTCAATCATTTTCGAACGAATACGATGCAACACTTGTGAACCGCTAACGTAAGTGTAGTTGTATCCTTTTGTATCTTTGGTAAAACCATCAATATTTGCTTTAACATCAGCTATTTTTTGGTATAAATTGAGCTCACTCATCTATCTCACCCTCAAACTTCTAGTCTGTTTTACTTCGACGCCTTTGATGTCAGCACCATTCTTGATGTCTTTGAGCAAGTCTTTTTTGTTTAATTTCGGTGCTTGCGATACCCAGTATTCTTTCGGTATCAATGATTCTTCGGTAACGTCTAAGCTCGGCGGATTGTTTGCGATACTGTAACTATTCAATGCTGTTTTGAATTTCTCTTTACCTGTTGATTCCATTGCGAACTGCAATGATTCTTTAAGCCTGCTGATTCCGTTTTGGTTTGATGTCTTACGTTGACGTAGGCGTTTGATTTCTTCATCAATAGCGACGTTGTCAGCTTCCAGTGTTTTGATTACAGCTACATATCCGTCCGCTTTCTCCTCTAAAGCGTCATTGATGCTTTGTAGTGTCTCGATTAGCACAGTCTCATCACCTTGTTCAGCTATGAGGTCATAAACTTTTTGATACGCGTCTGTCAAATTAAATAGTGTCGTCAACGATTAACACCTCCTCTTCATCAGTAGTTTTTGGTGTGTTGAAATGAATCGATGGAATTTTATTATTCTCTTCTTCCAAACCCTTAATTTGAGCTTTAAGCTCGATATTTTCATCTTCTAAACGTTGAGCTTCATTTTTGTAAACCGCTCTTTCTGCGATGAGTTGGTCGTATCTTTCTAATGTGATTAACATTTTTTCGTTTTCCATGTTGATTCCTCCTAATTTTTAATTAAATGAGCCATAATTTTGTCTAAGTCGTCTGTTTCGTTTTCGATGTAGTCATACAACGCTGCACTAATAACCTCTTGCGCAATGTCTACATCTGAAATATCGGACACTTTCGTTTCTGCCACAATTTTGTATGTCATATCTGTTATTTCAATCAAAACGTGGTTTTCTTCTTTTGTGACATGTTTACGGAATTTGAAGCCTTCAACTTCGATGATTCCTGAAAATTCTTCTCCGTTCGGGAAATACATTTGCTTATCCTCCTGTTTCGTTGTATATTGAGGATAGATATTTATGCGAAATTACTATCCTCGACTGTTTGCTAACTGCCATTAGCACTCAGTCTTTTTTAATGTGTCGTACACATACTTAGTTAAGTTATACGTCACCGCTTCTGCTAGTATTACGACAAACAGAATAGTAGTGAAGTACATGCCTGCAAAAGCGAGTATTGTCGTTAGTACGATTGCTACTGCTACAGTGTTGAACCATGCGATCAAATATTGCATGCCTGTTCCTCCAATTCTTTAACAGCTTCATCTGACAAATCGTTATACGGAAATTTTTCGCGTGCTAATTGAATTGGAATTTTACCTCTAATAGCAACAAATCCCTCTTCTTCCATTTCTTCATTTAAAGCTCTAGTGATAGATGTAGCCTTACTTTTCGACACACCAGTTAGAACCTGTAATTCCTTTATGGTCAAAAATTGCTTTTTCATTCGTTCCCCTCCTCAAAGTCCATTTCTAATTGTCTAATGACGTACATTGTTGATTGTGATGGAAACCAATTTGAAATGATGTCCATTACATCGTTAAAATGTTTCTGTCTTAACTGCGTTCTCGTTTTAATTCCGGCCATTGTATTTACATCATTGTTAATGTTTTGATACAACTGAAGGTCGTGCTGTACGAATTGAAGATTTTGACAAATAATGATTTTTCCTAACGATTCCCTCTATCTTCCAAACCTTCCAAGTCACAACTGCCGTTGTGATAAGGAGGGTTACTTTGTATAATCCTTTCATTATTTGTCCTCCTTCCTTTTAAAATGTTGTGTATAATGTACCTAACGCTATTGCGTTAGATTGGGGGTGTTACATAATGAAACAGTTTATTGATCCAGATAAGTTTGCATCCGCTTTTGTTTCTAACCCAAATGTTTCAAAAGCAGAAAACGCAGATTCTTCTGTTGAACACTATTTTGATTTGTATATAAAAGCTTTTGAGCGAGCAGTTGAATACAATCAAACTATTGTCGATGAACAAAAGAAGAAAAAATCTGGACAAAAATCTAACGGTCTTAAAATCAGAAATGATTTAAGAATTTAATCTTCGTAATAAGCGTTGAGCATGCGAGCTAGTACCTTGCAGTCCTCTTCGCTTATATCGTTTTCAACGAAAAAAAGTTGAATTTTTAAAAATAATACTGGAATACGAATACCTTCAAATTCATCTTTAGTTAGAGACCTCAAATCTATCTTTTTCTTTTCCATAATTGTCCCTCCTTGATTACTTATCATTTGAATTAATTGCTATTGTGATAATTGATAGAATTATTGCTAAAATGCTTACGATTAAAGAAAACATGTTAATCCTCCTTACAGTAATTTAAATTCAACACCATCTATTTGAATGAATAGATTATCTACATCAGGATTTTTCTTTTTGAAAAATTCAATTCTAGCTTTGTATCCACTTACAACAGATTCGTTTAAGTTGTTTACGCTCCAAAGTCGTCTATTACCTTCTTCGTCATAGTAGTAATAGATGACTTTTTTGTTTTGTTCCTGCATTTCGTTGTCCTCTTTTCGTGTATAATGTTGTTATCAACCTAAGGAGGTGAATAACAATGAATAGCTATATCATTTCGTATGACTTGAATGACCATAAGGATTATCCTAAATTGATAAGTAGAATAAAGGATTATCCTAATGCTGAAAGAATCAATAAATCTGTTTGGTTTGTTAACTCAGTATTCAGTGCGAAAGAAATTAGAGACGAACTGAAACTATTTGTTGATAATGATGACAGCCTGTTTGTAGCTAAGTTGACTGGTGAAGCTGCATGGAGCAATGTCATATGCGATTCTAAGCATTTGAAAGATTATCTCTAGTTTTTATTTCACGCCCTTCTTTTCTGAGGGGCTTATTTTAATTTCTGTAAATCTATCTACTTTTTTTATTAATTCGTAAACTTCGCTCATACTGTTTGCATATATTACGTATCCATTGCATTCATTTTCTTCTACGTAAATTCTATAGTTAGCAGTTTGTTCCATGGTATCCTCCTTTTTAAGTTGTGACTTTTTCACTCAAAAATTTATTAATGAAATATTGCTGACCTTTTCCAGTGACTTTAGGTGTCTTACTAATCGATGTATGTCCGTCAGAATGACTGATTGTAGTCTCTTTGATTTCAAACAAACCTCGTTCCATTGAGTATTGAGTTGGCATGTTGTAATCTACACCATTACGTTTAATGAGAAATCCATTTTGACGTAACCATTCGAATAATCTACGTTGACCAATATCGATGCCGTTTTGTTTAATAATCTTCGCTAACTCACCAACCAGAATCGATGTTTTAGTTGTGGCTACAGCATCTGCAAATACGATTTTAGGTTTATCTCTTTCAATTTGAGTTTCTAGTTGCAAGATTGTATTATTTGCTATTTTCAAAGCGCGTTGCATAACCATTTCAGGACTGTTCCATGCTTTTTCGACTTGGATGAAATATTGTCTTGCACGTTTACCTGGTTCACTTCGTTGAATCATTGCGATTTCTTTTGCAGTGTCTAGTGTGAGAATATGATTAACTTGTTCGTAAGTACGCGCCCTTTTTTGACCGTGTACTTTTTCGACTTGTGAAATGAAATCTGTTCCGCTTTCGAAACCGTATTCTGCCATTCTTTCAAACCACTTATCGTATCTAGTTGAAACTTCCAATGCTTGATGAAGTTCTCGACCACTAATTGCAATTTCTCCATTTTCTTTTTCTTGAATATTGAACATCTTTCCGATGTCAGGTTTGTTTTGTAATGTTTGCATTGTTTACCCTCCTTTTTAAGTTGTGACTTTTTCTTTTTCTTTAAATGCTAAAATGATTGATTGTTTTTTGTTGTTCATAAATACGAAATTTTCGTATTCGTTGCCTAAAAAAATATCATCGTATTTAACATTAAAAGCGCGCATATATTTGGAAAGTAAACTGTCTTTAATGTTAGTAGAGTCTTTTTCCATATTTTGAATTGTACGTGATGAGACGCTAAATAAATCTCCTAACTCTTCTTGAGTCAACCCGTAATCAGTTCTCAACTCTTTTAATGTTTTCATGTTGTCACCGCCTTTCGGTAATACTAATATAATACGAAATTTTCGTACTGTCAACACAAAATACGTTTTTTTCGTAAATTTCTTTACTATGATATGAAAATTTCGTATAATAAGAAAAAAGGAGGTAAGAAAAATGAATAAGGAAAGAAATATTATCATTGCCAAAAATATTAGAAGATTCCTCGACGATTCAAACATGTCTCAAAAGAAACTTGCTGAATTAATTAATATAAAACCATCCACTTTAAGCGATTATTTAAATTTACGCTCAAACCCTTCGCACGGAGTTATACAAAGAATAGCTGACGTTTTCGGAGTTGGAAAAAGTGACATAGACACTACATATAAAGATGAAAACTCAATCACTTCAATATACGACAAACTCACACCTCCTCGTCAAAAACGTGTACTAGACTTTGCTAACGAGCAATTAAATGAGCAAAATAACAAAGTTTTACATATCAATTCACACAATGTAATATCCGAAGAAGTTGCTGTATACGGCTATGCTTCAGCCGGTACAGGCGAAACGTTAATAGACGGTGTAGAGTTTACAACACAATACAACGGACACATACCTAACCACGACTTTGCATTGCAAGTTAACGGTGATTCAATGGAACCATTGTTTGAAGATAAAGAGATTATCTTTGTTGATAAAACGAAACAAATCAATAGTGGGCAAATTGGTATATTTGTCATTGATGGTGAGGCTTACTTAAAAAAAGTGTTCATCAGTGACAAAGGCATACGTTTGGTTTCGTTGAACTCAAAATATCCTGATTTGCATTTTGATAGTAGTTACGACATTAAAGTAGCAGGAAAAGTTATATTGTAGGAGGAATACACATGACTGAAGTGCAACGTTTAGAAGATGATGGGACTGAAATGGTTCCTATCTACACATTAGAACAATTAGTATATAGAGTTAAAAACAATCTACCTATTACTAAAAAAGAAATAGATGAATACAATATCGAGCGTCCTTGTGACGCTTTATATAAAAACTATTTTTAAGGAGTGGAAAATATGAAAAGATTAATGTTTTTATTGTTTGCTAGTTTGTTAGTTTTAGGTGCTTGCGGTGGTGGTAGCAAGGTCGAACTCAAAGACATAACACAAAAATTTAAAGATGAAGGTTTGCAAGTTAATGATGAAAAAGAAATGACTAAAGATGATTACGGTCTTGCACCGATGACGGCCGAGAAAGGTGTAATCTTTGGAATCGAAAAAGATGCAAACGGAGAGTATAAGAATGCTCGTTTGATGAAATTTGAAAAAGAAAAAGATTTGGATCAAACGAAAAAATATTATGATGACGCTGGTAAAGGGTCAGCACTTTTATATTCACACACATACAAAAGTGACGATGGTAAATTTTTATTACAAATGAATGGAGAAATAAGTGAGAAAGTATTTGATAAATATAAAGATTCATTAAAGAAAATTGTTAGCGAAAATAAATAAAACTTTGGGTACTCCTGTACCCTTATTATTTTTTTACTTTTTTTGAGGAGGAATGACGAAATGCCGGTGTACAAAGACGACAAAAGCGATAAATGGTACTTTACTGTTAGATACAAAGATATTTACGGCAATAACAAAAGGAAATTAAAACGAGGATTTAAGACTAAACGTGAGGCTAAAAGCGCAGAAGCTGAATTTTTAACAGAAGTCAACGAAGGCTATAGTGATTCGAACACATATGAATATACATTTTATCATTATTTAGACAATAGTGACCTGCGGCCTAAAACTAGAAAACGGAAAGAGAATGAATACAAACTGCATATAAAACCGAAGTTTGGGCACATCAAGATGAACAAAATTACTCAGCAACAATGCCAAGAGTTCAGAAAGTATCTTATGGATAATATCAATTCTTTTAACAGTGCGCGTACAATTTGGTCAGGGTTTAAAGTGGTTATCAATTATGCTAAAAAGTATTTTGGATTGCGCGTCGACCCAACTATATCAATTAAACCTATTCCACGTACTAAGCCTAAACCAAACTTTATGATGAGAGAAGAATTTGAAGATCGTATAAAAGAAGTAGAAGAACAAGATTATCGGGAACTATTTACTTTGATGTTTTATACAGGTTTAAGAGTCGGCGAAGCGATGGCTTTAGTTTGGACAGACTACAATAAATATAAAAAAGAAATATCCATCAATAAAACGATGGACATCTCTAATCGGTCAATATACCCTCGGCCTAAAACAGATAGTTCTGAAGATATAGTACCTTTACCTAAATTTATCAATGAAATGTTATCTGAACGCTACCAACGTGAAAAACAGATGAACAAATATTTTGATGAACAAAACTATTTTATATTTGGCGGACTTGCCCCTAAACATTATAGCCATGTTCATAAAAAATTTAACAAGGCTTTTCCTAATTATAGCATACATGCCCTAAGACATTCATATGCATCTTACCTAGCAAATAACGGTGTAGATATATTCGTACTACAATCATTAATGCGTCATGCTCAAATAACCGAAACAATGGGTACGTATAGTCATTTATATACTCAGAAAAAACATGATGCCATAGCCATTTTTGACGAGTAA